CTTAAAAAAAATTGCGGGCATTATTTTTCTAGTGGTGGACATAGTAACGTTCGTTTTGACGAGGATAATTGCCATTTACAATGTGAACACTGCAATACATATTTAAGCGGTAACCTTCTTAACTATCAAATAGGAATACAAAAGAGAATCGGGGCGCAAAAGCTACTTGAACTACAAGAACGGGCGCACCTTACGAAAAAATGGACTATAGATGAACTGAAAGAAATAATAAAAACGTATAAAACAAAAGTAAGATCATTGCAATGAAAAAAATAAGTTAAAAAGTTTGTATATTTAAAATAAGTGTTATATTTGCATATAAACAAAAACCAATTTTTATGAAAAATCTATTTAAAGCGCTGGCTAATTTCCAGCAAGAAGTCCCAGTAATTCACAAAGCGACGCAAGGTTATGGCTATAGCTACGCAGACTTACCGAAAATTTTTGAGGTTATCAATCCGTTACTAAAAAAACACGGACTAGGATTTATGCAGTTGATTAATGGCACGGATCTAGTTACATGCGTTTTCCATGTAGACAGCGAAGAACAAATAACAAGCACTACGGCAATACCTCAAAACGTAGCTTTAAAAGGAATGAACGACTTTCAAGTTATGGGTTCGGCTATTACTTACGTTAGACGTTATGCTATCAGTTCTATGTTAGGATTAGTAACCGACAAAGACACGGACGCAAGCGGCGAACAAGTAAAGAAACTACCTACAATAGACGCTAAACGATTCCAGAAAGCTGTCGAAGCTATTCAGTCTGGCAATTACACACGCGAAGAACTAGAATCGAAGTTCACTTTAACAGAAGGTCAAACGGATTTACTGAACGCTTTATGAATGCTTTTAAAATTAGATGTTCGGCAATAGGTAAAATCATGACAAACCCCCGCACTAAGGGGGAGTTGTTAAGCCAGACCGCTAAAACATACATAGAAGAACAAGTAATATCGGACAAGTACGGAATTAAAAAGCAATTTTACAGCCGTTACACGGACAAAGGTATACTAGTAGAAGACGACGCTATCAATTTAGTGTCGGATGTCTTAGATTTAGGTTTTATATGGAAAAACGAAGAACATTTTAGCAATGACTGGATGACTGGAACACCAGACGTAAACACGGACAGCGTTTTATTAGACGTAAAATCTAGCTGGGACGCTACGACATTTCCTTTTTTCGCTACAGAAATACCTACGAAAGACTATTACTACCAATTGCAAGGCTATCTAGAACTTACGGGCAAAACTGAATCGTTACTTTGTTATTGTTTAGTTAATACACCCGCAGACATGGTAGAAGACGAAGTAAGACGCGCACATTGGAACGCTAACTTATTAGAAGAAAGTATAGACCTACGCGACGAAGTACAAAAACGACATAACTTCGACCACATACCAGATAACCGACGCGTTAAAGTCTTCAAAGTAGAAAAAGACGAACAAGTAATAGAAGCAATCAAAGAACGCGTAGAGCTTTGCAGAGAATATTATAACACCTTAATGAATTTCTTATGACACCAAAAGAAAAAGCTGAAAAAATGATAAGTTGGTTTGATGAAATACATATTGATCATAAAAAAGATATTGCTTATTCATTTGCTCATTTAACTTTAGAAGAAAAAAAATACATTTTAAATAAATCGATTGATGAAATTCTAAAAAGCCAAAATAATATATATGGCGTAAATAATAAAGCAACTAAATTTTATTTAGAAGTTAAAAAAGAAATAAACAATATGAACCAACAAATAGAAGATAAAATAGTATTACGTGTTTTAGCACGTTTTAACGAACGTTCGCAAGTAGGAATAAACAAGTACAACACAACACTTGAAAGAACCGATTTAAGCACCTTAGAATGGCTTACACACGCACAAGAAGAAGCTATGGACTTTGTACTTTACTTGGAACGACTAAAAGACGAATTTAAAACACAACAAACAAAAGACAATAAATAAAAATAGTGTCAAATGTTTGATTATTAACTAAACAACAAGAACAATGACAGCAGTAGAAAAATTTATAGAGCAACTCGAGGCACAAGGCGAATCTTGGGAAAATGTAAGCATTGGAAGAATACAAATTTCAATTAATGTTGAAGACTATTTGAAGCTAATAGAACAAGCTAAAGAAATGGAGAAGGAGCAGATGGGTTATAGTGAAGAAGATGTAATTAAAATTGTCGAAAAAAGTAGAGAAACGGGATTAACTGCGGAGTATTTACTACTAACCTTTAAACAACAAGAACAATGACACCAAAAGAAAAAGCAAAGGAATTATTTTATAAAATGTCAGATGTTTTTCAAGGTAACTTGGATAATTATACTGCAGAAAGATGTGCATTGATTGCAGTTGATGAGATAATAAATAATAATTCAAAAATACCTGGAGATTTGGATGGTTTACATATTATGGAAAATATATTATTTTGGGAAGAAGTAAAACACGAAATAAAGAACCTTTAAACAACAAGAACAATGAGTATAGGCGGAACTTCTCTTCGATATAGAACGCTGGCAGCTCGGAAAGACGAGCATATTTTTAACTTTAAAAAACAAGAACAATGGAAACAAAATTTTTACAAAGTGTAGAGAGATACACAAACAAACAAGAAGGAAAAACTGGATACAAAGCTATTTATAGCAATGGAATTGATTTTCAAACATTATTCTTCCCAATTAGAAATGGAGTAGATGTTATTAATATTCCTTCAATTATTAACTCAGTTCAAACAATAGATGATTTAGAAGCTATTGGAGCAGAACTTTAAACAACAAGAACAATGATTAAATTTTATATCGTAATAACATTAGCAATAGTACAATTTATTGTGTGTAGTTTATTAATTGTTATTTATAGAAAGAGTAAAGAACCAAAACACGAAGGAACAGTATATGGTTGTATACTTGGAGTTGGATTATCTTTTGCTTATGCGATAGAAGCATTTGCTAACCTTTAAACAACAAGAACAATGAAGATACAAACAGAATTTTATAATAATGAAATAGGTAGAAATTATTTCGAGCAGTATTTTACTACTGAAACACCAAAGCCAATAAACGCAAATGACTATTTTTTATTAAAGGAAAGCCTAGAAAACGCTTTGTATTTATTAATGCAAGACAAAAAAATAGAATTACGAATTGTAATTAAAGAACAATGAAAGAGAAAAACTTAGCTATTATTTTAACGCTTTCTATAGTAGGATTGGCGTTATATGGATTTTTTAACCTTGTCGCGTGGTTATGGCGTGGCGTATTTTAGTAACAATTAAATAAATATACAATGGAAAACAAGTTAAACACGGGGGCAATCTTTAAAAACACGAACAAGAAAGCGGAAAACCACCCAGACTACAAAGGTAAAGTAAACGTAAACGGGAAAGAAATGGAAGTAGCGTTATGGGTTAAACAAGGAAAAGCTGGATCGTTCTTTTCAGCGTCATTTAGTGAACCTTACGTAGCACCAGCGCAAAGCGAACCAGTAAGCAAAGTAGAAAACGACGATTTCCCGTTTTAAGTATGGAAATAAACGACACCGAACTACGTAAAAAGCTACAAGCATTACTTAGAACACGAACACGGAACCAAATAGTAACAGAAATAAAAACACGGACTGGCAAATTTCACCAATACCAAATAGACAAGTTCCTAAAAGGTCATGACGTAAGCCTAAGCACAGCTATAAAGCTAGACGAATACGTTTTAAGAGAATCAATGTAACACGAAGCCAGTTTAACCGCTGGCTTTTTTATTGTTAATAACTTTTTTACAGCGTGTTTAGATTTTCATCGTAAGTTTGATTAAAATTTAACCAATGAATTACATTTATCTAGTAGCTTTTGTTTGGTGGTTCGTCAAGTTCGAACCTTTACAGCTTGCGTTTGACTACATTTTTAGACGTTTGCCTATTAACCACCTTACAAATATTATTTACGAATCGTTAGGCTGTCCTAAATGCGTAGGGTTTTGGGCTTCGCTGTTTATTACTGGCAACTTTTTTACGGCTTGCGTCGTTAGTTTGTTATCTTTTACCCTTGACGTATGCTTAGCGAAGCTGGACAGATAGCAATAGACGCACTACTAACGGAAATAAACCCCGAACGACTTAGCAAAATGCACCTTAGAAAGTTGCAAGCTATCAAAGTAAAAGAAACGGGCGTCCGTGACAATGAATGTTTTTGCCGTCCAGACAAAAGACAGAAATGGTTTGCCGAATTTAATACGTGGTATGAAAAAAACGCTAGATAAATACATAAGCGAACACTACGACGAAGTAAGAAAGTATACAAACCACTTTTTAAAGGCGTACAATAAGCGTAAAAATATAACCTTGTCAATGCTGAACGCGGACACGTGCATAAATAACGCCTACCTACACGTCTTAACTATTGACACGGACAAAATAGACACCAATAGCGTAAAGTCTTACCTACTTAATACAATTAAATATCAAATAATCTGGGACACTAGCCTAAGCCACAAACAAGACGACTGCCTAGCGTTGGAATTTATACCAAAAGACGAACCAGATAACGACGACGTTAAACATAAGATAGGAATAGAAAACAAATATAACGACCAGCTAGCCTATATAGAGATCTATAGAAATAGTTTAACTTGTCCAGTAGAAAAAAAGGTATTCGAAAGCTATTACGACAAGGGACACCGAACGGCAAAGAGTCTAGGTAAATACTTTGGCATATCGAACACGTCAGCACATTATTTAATACGCGGAATTAAATTAAAAATCCGTGAAATTCAATATAGTTATGAAAACAAATGAAATAACAGCGGCGCTGGCTAGAGTAGTTCTATTCACTATAGGCGGGGTTATTTGTCTAGGTGGTTACGAAACAGCTTTGCGTATGTTTGGCGTGCTAATTATAATTAAAGCCATAGGAAACGAACTAAAACACGAAGAAAATGAAAATTAAAGACGAATACAAAGGGAAAACCATAGTAACTTATGACAGCGTACTAGGTCAAAGACGCATCGAAGTAGACAAAATCCACCCCGCGCAGTTTAAATATTACGTGACTATAGGACTAGGCTACATTTTCGAAAAGGAAAACGCTACAATAAGCTATAAAGGCGTAGAAGAAGCCACCGAAAACACGGAAAAAGAACCTATTCAAGAACCAGTAACAAAGAAACCAAATGCCACAACCAATAAAAGGAGAAAAAAAAGAGACGTTCCTAGCTAGATG